ATATTGATTAATAGAGGATATTATGGCAGACATTTCAATTAACCCGGTAACCAGACGGACACAATATACCAACAATACTGGCTTGGGGCCTTTTGCTTTTAATTTCAATATCTTACAAAACACAGATATTGTAGTTTATAAGAATAGCACATTATTAACCTTAACAACAGATTATACGGTTACTATTAATGCTAATGGTACGGGATCTGTTACCTTAACAGGCAGTGGAAATGGTACTGCCCTGGTCCTGGCAGACCTATTAACCATCGTAGGTGGTAGAGAATTATCAAGAACCACAGACTTTGTGACTGCTGGTGATCTATTAGCGTCCTCATTAAATGAACAATTAGATAGTAATGTAATCATGGTGCAACAGCTTGATGAAAGATTTGATCGGGCTATGAAACTAAACATTGCTGACGAAGATGGAGACTTAACCCTACCCTTAAAATCAAGCCGAGCAGGTAAAACCCTGGCCTTTGATAGCAGTGGTAACCCAGTGGTCGGTGAAGATATTGGTAACTGGAGAGGTAATTGGGTAGCAGGTACAACATATACAGTTAGGGACCTGGTTAAAGATGGCTCTAATAACAACGTATATAGGGTAAATACCGCACATACCAGTAGTGGTAGTACCCCACTAAGCAGTAACGCAAATTCGGCTTATTATGACCTTGTAGTGGACGCTGAGAGTGCAGCTACATCTGCATCTAATGCAGCTAGTTCTGCTTCTGCTGCCGCTTCAAGTGCGAGTGCTGCTTCTACATCAGCATCTAACGCTGCAACAAGCGCAACTAATGCAAGTAATTCAGCCAGTGCTGCTAGTACCAGTGCTTCTAACGCTGCTACATCAGAAACTAACGCAAGTAATTCTGCTACATCAGCAGCTACCCAGGCTTCTAATGCTGCAACATCGGCTACTAATGCTGCTACTTCAGCAAGTAACGCATCTACCAGTGAAACCAATGCTGCTTCAAGCGCATCATCAGCCAGTACCAGTGCAACCAGTGCCGCATCAAGCGCATCTTCAGCCGCTACTTCAGCGACTAATGCTGGAACTTCAGCAGGTAATGCGTCAACCAGTGAGACTAATGCTGCTAACAGTGCAAGTGCTGCTGCCACAAGTGCAAGCAATGCTTCTACATCTGAGACTAATGCAGCCGCTAGTGCTGCTAGTGCTGCTGCATCCTTTGATGCTTTTGATGATATTTACTTAGGCGCAAAAGCCAGCGATCCAACTGTAGATAATGATGGTGATGCTTTAACAGCAGGCGATCAATACTTTAATACAACAACCAATGTTCTTAAGGTTTATAATGGATCTGCTTGGCAGAACACAGAATATTCTGATTTATCTTTATTAGATGATGTCAACATCACAACTCCTGCTGATGGTTCTTTATTGTTCTATGATACTGGAACATCGAAATGGATTGATAATGTAGTATCAGGAGATATTACTATTGCTGATACAGGCGTAGCGGCGATTGGATCAGGCGTTATTGTTAATGATGATATCAATGCTAGTGCAGCAATTTCAGTTAGTAAGACTGCATTGGTAGATGGTACAGGTTTAACACTTACAGGCGATACATTATCTGTAGATGCTTCACAAACTCAGATAACTTCTGTTGGCACTCTTACAGGCTTTACCTCAACAGGTATAGACGATAACGCAACAAGCACAGCAATCACGATTGATTCCAGCCAGAATGTTGGGATTGGGGGTACTCCTTTTTATAGTCTTGATGTGCAAGGTTCTGCAACTGATTATGAAGGCTTAAGAGTTTTAAACACAAATACAGCAGCTAGCCCTACAACTTCTGCTATTTTATTAGGAGTTGCAAATTCTGTAAGAAATGTTTATACAAAAATACAAACAATAGAAGGTGGTAGTGATGCTAATGAAACAAGATTAGCGTTCTTTACTAATAATTCATCAAATAATTTAATAGAAGCCTTGAGGATAGATGAAAATCAAAATGTAGGTATAGGAGTTAGTCCTGCTTTTACAGCAGGTGGTAGCAGAAAATTATTACAAATAGCAAATAGCACTAATGGTGCTCAAATTGCCATGAGTAACAGTTCAAGTGAATCTGAAAATCCTCGCATTTTTTCTGATTCAATAAATTTGGGTTTCGCAACTGCCTCAACAGGTGGTGGAGTATTTCAATGGTATACAGCAGGCTCAGAGCGTATGCGTCTTGATAGTTCTGGAAATGTTATTCTTTATAATAATCAGATAAAATTTAGCAACACATCTTACGAAAATCGCAGTCTGGGGATAGATTCTGGTGGCTTCTTTATCTACAACGATGCTGATGCTCGTTATGATATTAAGATTGATAGCAATGGTTATCTTTATAACCCTTCAATGCTTGGTTCTGCTAGTGCCAATTCAGATGTACGATTTAATACATCAGATGGATTAATCTATTATCAAACTTCATCACAAAGATATAAAGAAAACATACAAGACTTACCATCAGTATTAGATAAGGTTAATGCTTTAAGACCAGTAACCTTTGATGAAATAGCTACAGGCAATTCATGCTTTGGTTTAATTGCAGAAGAAGTTGTTGAGCAAATACCAGAGCTTGTAAATTTAAGAGAGATTGAAGGCTATGATGAACCACAGCCAGATAATATACCATACAGTATGCTATCTGTTTATTTGCTAAAAGCAATCCAAGAACAACAAGCAATCATAGACGATTTGAAAGCAAGAATACAAACATTAGAGGGTAACTAAACTATGGACCAGGAAGGAAAAATAATCATTGATGATAAGGAATACAAAGCATCTGAACTGACACAAGAACAGATTAATATTGTGTACCGTATCCAGGATTTACAAGGAAGGAAAATACAATTAACCAATGAGTTATCAGATCTAACATTTCTTATTGATCTGCGTACTCAACAACTTAAAACTTCTTTGGAGAATAACGATGGACAAACTGATAGCCCTGATAAATCTGATCCCTGATATTGTAATGATTGCATCGATAATATGCGCTGTAACACCTACACCTAAAGACGATCAACTACTAGGAAAAGCATATAAGATTATAGAAGTCTTGGCCATTAATCTTGGCAAAGCTAAGATGCCTGGCAAGTAATATGTCATGCGATACCTATGGTTATTACTATTAATACCTAGTGTTATCCTTGCTCAACAGTCAGGAGATCTTAACAGTAACACTGTTAATTCAACAGTTGGTAGCAATAACCTTGATACTACCAATAATTACAATGGCGCAGGGGCAGGATCTCCATCCCCTCCACCGTCAGCTATTTCTCCTAGTTATATGTTTAATGGTAGTGAATCTTGTCTTATTAGCTCAGGTGGATCAGCCCAGTTCTCTGTATTAGGATTTAGTTTTGGTGGCTACGAACACGATGATGAGTGTGAACGTAGGCGTGATGCTAAAACTTTACAAGCATTAAACATGAACATTGCTGCAGTAGCAGTCATGTGTAAAAACATTTCAGTTTGGTTTGCCATGTTTGAATCAGGTACACCCTGTCCATTCACTGTCAATGGCCAACTGATCGTAGGAAGAACCGCCTATATTTATTTTCGCAGGAATCCAGAAGCATTGATTCCAGAGTATAATAAGTATAAAGTTTATTTTGATACCGTACTAAGGATTGGTGAGAATGAAGAAACTGATAATATTGATACTCGGTCTATTTCTGATAGATACCGCACAGTCACAAACCGATACAGTACAAGACTTAATTAATGCGTCTGCATCTATTATAAGTACCGTAGACCAGGGACATTATGCGGTCCAGGGACTTAGTTATTTTGCAGGTGTTGGAGGTATTGCCCCGACTAATACCATAGACCAGGCGATACTTACCCAGGAACAAATGAACAGTTATAACTCTGCCCTGGCTGCAGTAACTTCTGCTGTTTATTACAATACCCAAACCTTATTACAAGATGCACATGAGACTGAGATGGTTCAATTAGAATCAGCAGTCGATGACTTTGTAGCGGCTACTACTTCTATGATTACTGTAATCAATATCTTTGAGATGGCAAGTGAAGCTGATACTGTGCAAGAGCAACAGCAGATGCAAGATTATATTACTGATAATAATGTTCAGCTTACACAAACTCAGGTTGATAATTACAATACTAGTTTAGATTCAGTCCAAACTCATGCGATCAATGCTGCTGCTTTCTTAGCTGCTGCTAATAATGAATCATTAACCAGTGCCAATGACCAAGTAGCAGAAGGTTATAATTATAATATCAGCCAAATGACTGTGGCTTATAACGCAGTACAAGACAGTATAACCTTTTACTATAACGATCAAGCCTTCCATGCGATGTATGGGTTCTTAACAAACAGCATGAAATCTTTAGAAGATATCTACTTTACAGGTCAATCTATCTATGAAGGCAATCAACTCTAATGAGTCTGCAAGATTCTGAATTAACTATTTCAGGGATAAAATTCAAGGGAGTCTATCTAGCGATAGGCTTTACTATTATCAGTACCCTATCAGGATTCATCTATGGATTCGCTGAGTTTATGGGTAGGATAGATAGCTTAGAAGGCCAGGTGAATAGCATTACTGTACCTGATGTTACCCCATTAGAGCGCAGATTATCTTTGATTGAGGAAAGTATAGCGCAAAGTGATATAGCTACCTTACAAGCAAGACTGGCTACACTGGGTGCCAACCTAGAAACCATCATGCAACAGCAAGCATTACTGCTTGATTTAAGAGATCGGATCAACGAAAATACAAATATCGTTCAAGGTAATGAACGTATAGTAGAGAGTATTGAAGAAACAATACTTGAATATGAACAAGACTTAAGAGATTTTGCTGCTGAAGTAGATCAATTATGGGAGGCATTTGACGCAATCAGCAGTCCATTAGGATAACTATGGCAAGAGATAGTAAGACAGCGCATGAAAGACTAGACAAGATTGAGAGTCATTTGTCTGTGCATGAAGCGGTTTGCGCCGAGCGCTGGAAAGAAACTATCTTAAGAATCAAGAGGTTAGAGCTTATTCTTATCACTTGTTCTGGCGCAGTCATAGCTTTCCTGGCACACATCGCATTTAATTAATTTCCAATATCACACTTTCTAAGTTATTATTATTATTGTAATTATTTTATAGTTGCAAGATTATGATGCTAACAGATGAAAAAATTAGGTTCATCAAAAGGCTGACTGAGGTAGAGCGTAAGTATGATGTATTACTTAGTGAGAATAAGTTATTAAAATTTAAACTAGAGAAGTTAAGAAATGATACAGAATTTAATGAACGCCATCATGCCATCAGTCGGTACAGTGATTGATCGGGTAATACCCGACAAGAACCAAGCTCAGAGAGCGCAAGAAGAAATACAAAAAGCTATTTTGGATAACGCTCATCAGATTAATTTGTCTCAAATTGATGTGAATAAACAAGAAGCCCAGGGTAATTGGTTCCAACGTGGATGGCGACCCGCTACCGGGTGGGTATGTGTGCTTGGATTTATGGTGAACTTTCTTGTCAGTCCTATTGCTGCTGGCTTCGGGGTAGATATACCCCAGGCAGATACAGGTACGATGCTTCCTGTACTCATGGGTATGCTTGGGCTAGGAGGATTAAGATCTTATGAAAAAGTTAAAGACAAAACTCGATGAGTTTTTTGCAGATGAGGGCAATGTAGTTTGGTGCTTTGTTATGTTTACAGTCTTACTACCTTTGTTACTATACGTATATTATGTTTAAACTAAGTCAGCGATCTTTAGATCGTTTAGAAGGTGTTGATAAAGAATTAATTAAGGTTGTTAAGACTGCCATTCAATTAAGTAAAGTAGATTTTGGTGTACTCCAGGGAAGGAGAACTAATGAGGAACAAGAAGCATTGGTTGCTGCGGGTGCAAGCAAGACCATGAAGTCTAAACATTTAACAGGCCATGCAGTAGATCTAGTAGCTTACATAGGTCCAAGAGTATCCTGGGAAATTAAACTCTATGATGATATAGCAGATGCTATGCGCAGTGCTGCTATTGTCCATGATGTAAAGATTAGATGGGGTGCCGCTTGGCAATGCCATGACATCCGTAAGTGGGAAGGAACGATGCAATCATGCACCGATGCTTACATAGATCTTAGAAGGTCAGAAGGTAAAAGACCTTTTATTGATGGTCCCCATTTTGAATTGATGGTTTAATCCTTTCTATTTCTAACTGACAGTAGTGGATAACCTTTTCTAAATCAATAGTAGAATCTGGATGCTTATCCTTATAGCGAAGAATATATTTAATTACATTACCCTGAAGATAACTGAGTCCATTCTCCATTATAAAATCATAGGGTTGTATCTTGTATTTCTTGTAGTGATTACCACCCTCTTGTCTATCTTTAGCTGACATTATTTAGTTAATCCTTGCGGTGGTTTGGTAGCCTGGGTTCTAAGTTTACCTTGCCAGCCACAACTTGTACATTTCATTCTCTGATACGTGGTTGTTGCCGCATAATAAAAACCATTCTTCTTCATCTTACTGCTACCACAGTTACGACAGATAGATAGATCACCATCTTCCTTATGTAATCCCCAGTTCGGATGGTTCGGAATCCAGGGTAACAGATAGCGATACAGTTTCTCTAATAGATTCACATCCTGTTTATTATATTTCTTCATAATCTTCCAGGCTTGTTCATCCCCATTCATGCAATCTTTCCATAGATCCATACCCATGTGCTTAGTCTTGTTTCCAAGATCAAATAAACCAGAAACATAATCTAATTTATTACTGGGATATTTAAACCGCCTTCTGACTGTCTTTAATAAATCAATTTCAGCGTACAAATTAGGGGGATCTAGGCGATATTTTATAAATTCCGAGTTCAGGGTAGGCATATCAAATTTCGTGCCGTTATAATGGCATACAACGTCACTCTCATTGATCAGATCATAGATCGTTTTAATCATTTTTTTATGGCTGCTTTCATACATGGAATCAAACATGATTTGTTTCTTGCCATGCCACTTAGCTGCCCAACACATGGTGTAACCAGGTTCAATTATATTTTTAATACTAATATCCTGGCCCCATAATCCCCAGGAATATACTTTATGCGGTGCAGTTTCTATATCAAGATGTAGAATCTTCATATCTTAACCAGGTCAACCCCCAATCCAGTATTAATATCATACTTACTGGCTATTTCTATGGCTTGATGCGGGGTTCCACCCATTTCGAGGACACCGAGGGCAATGCCAGAGCCTGTTCCAGAGCTGGCAAATGGTGGGTTCAGGGATATTCCAACTCCATTCGAATCAAACTCATCACATTGCCCAGTGTTGAGATCCATTACATAGACTATCGTATCATCATCAAGGGGACAATCCCCGGTGAGATGTGTGAACCAACGCACAAACGCTGGTCCACAACTTAAGGTTCCTGATACTGCAATAGCGTAATGATCTAAGGTAAATAACTTTTGGCACTTCGATGCTATGCCATCGCTGACCGCCATGCGATCAGTGGCTAGTACTCCTTCCTGGTGCCAAACAATAGTGGTCATGTCCACCTCTTGTTGTTACCTCAGATATCATATTACAAGAATGATTAATAATTTCAACTATTTATAGGTTGATTTAATAGCCAATCCAATTTGCATTGCAATCTGTGGAACGATGGCATTACCTAATCCTTTAAGTCTGTCCACCCTTTTGGGTACCCCATTAGCCACTCTACCCACGTTGGGTTCAAAGTCCCAGATGGATTGTTCTCCTCCTTCACTGTCGCACACAGATACTTCCTGCCCTTCATGTGTGTATGACTCTTGCTCCCAACTGGACCACAATCTTTGTACTCCGAAGTCCTTGGTGTTGGCCACATTCTGTGAGGTTGTTCCGCCTGGCTGTCCGTTATTGCCGCACTCAGACTCCAGCCATGTGTTCCCTTTATCATGCTTGGGCTGGGTTGTTCGTAGTTCGCCATCCTCTTGGTCGCTCTCGGAGTAGGCCACAATCCAGATTCGGTCTCGTTTGTGGAGGGCTTTGACACCGCAAGCTGGAACAATAAACGTCCTTGTGGAGTAGCCTTTGGTTTCCAAGTCAAGTAACACATTGTCGAGTCCCATGGACAGGTGACCATAAACGTTTTCGAAAACGCACCAAGTGGGTCTTTGTTGTGTAACAATTCTAAAGATGTACGGCCAGATGTGGCGGTCATCCTCCTCGCCTTGAC